AATCACCGGCGGTTTTCGGCCTGCCGATAGCGGTAAAGAAGGCGTCCCTCTCGGCGTCGCTGGCGTTGGGGCCGGGCACTACCACTTTGTCCTTGCCGATCATCTTTTGGGCGTTGATGTGTTGGCGAACAAGTCCGGGAAAGTCGGTTACGACCTTCAGGGATTCGTCGCCTCGAATATCTTCGGGCAGGCTATCTCGCCAAGTCTCGCTGAATTTCCCGGACGAATCGACGATTGCCACTGGTGCTGGTGTTCCTTCTGGTTCTGGCATTGTTACTCTCCTGTACCTGTAGTTGTGCTTGAGGTTTTCGTTGTGGTGCTCTCAACCTTAACGGTCGGCGGAGCGACTTTTGGTTCTTTTGGTTTTGGAATATGATCCTCGCGCACGTAGGCGGGGCGCTTGGAATGAAATTCACCGCAAGTAATCTCCTCTTTACTGACGCGCGATCTGCTCTTGCCGCCGTAGGGCGGGAATCGGTAACAGGTCCCTTCGAGGTAGTATTTGCATTGTCCACAGTTCATACAATTCCCTCCTCGTTGATAGCGTGGCTTGCCTTTTCGGCGTAGGGATCGGTGTTCAGCATTTTGTAGATGTACAGCAAGACGCTTCTTTGCCCGGCCTGGTACATTTCAGTATTGACATCGAGTTTCGGGTTTACCTGGAGCGATGACCTATCGAAGGCCGGGCATTTCACCCTCAAATCGGCAAGGACTCTCTTGCCGTGCTCGCTATGGAACACGAGACTGAAATCGGTAATCAGTTGTCGGCCACGTTTAAGCATTTTTCTTTCGTCTCTTTCGCTTGAGGGCCCGGGCGTACTTCTTCTTGTTCGGATGCACACCCGTTATCGTGCCTTTGTTTGCGGATGCGTAGAAGACCTGTTCGCCCTTCTTGCCGCCGTACTGTTTCTTCATGGCCGCCAGTATCTTAGAGCCTTTGGATGTAAGTGGCATATTATTTTGCTCCCGTTAGGGCAGTCTGCGCTTCTTGAGCGGGGCTGCCCTCCTCGGCGGCGGCGGAAGTGTCTTTATATCCTTTCGCCGCCTGCTCCATCATCTGCATTTGCATCTGCGCCTGTTGTAGTTGCTGTCTCTGTTGGCGAATCTCGTCCCGTTCTCGAATTGGGCGGATATGGTCGGTCTTAACTCCGAGCGATTCACCAAGGTCCCTTGCCGCCTTGTCGTGGTCAACATTATCCTTCACTCCGGGGAAGATCAGTTCCATCTGGCCCAGGGCGCTCACCCAGTATTGGAGTCCCTTGCTCTGTTGGTCGCGCAGGGCCAGGGCAAGGGGGTTGTTATATTCAATCTTGAATCCCTGTTGCGCTACTTCCGCGGGCAATGGAGGCAAAATGCCGTTGCGAATCAACAATAAAAAGGATCGGGTGATTACTGGGTCGAATAGTTCTGTAAATAGCCGACCTATCGGCTTACTCATCTTCTTCATCCCCTCTTTGAGACGCTCGATAATCTCCACGGTCGTTCTGCGGTCCCCCGTCAGCATCGCAAGTTGCTCGAATACGTTCTTGAAGAATATCTCCTGAAGCCTCTGCGTGCGGTATTCGATCCAGTCTTTGCCTATCGGGAACGCACCCAACGCATTTCGCTCTATCGCTTTGATAGAATTGAGTTGGGTAACGAAGTTCTGAGCGCCGGGGGTAACGTCAACATCGCCGTCGAAGGTATCCAGGACTTCGAGGGGCGGGTTCACCCACTTATCAGCTGATTCGTCGAAGTCCTTGACGGCCCTATTGAGTGTTCGGGCCGCTCTCAGGGCTATTGAACCCTGCCCGCGTCCATAGACCTCGCCGTATATGATTCGATAGCGGGGTACGGCGAACGGGAACTCCTCGTACCCGCCTTCCTGGATCGTATGCTCGTCTTTTTCGTTCACATAGACCGACTCAAAGGGCATGTTCATATTGTCGATCATTGTCTCATCGCGTTCCGCACGCGGGCGCACGATGTGGATGATATTGAAAACGTCGTTTCGCGTCTCAGGTTTGTCGTATGCCTTGACGATACTCTCCCCTACGTTTTCGGCCTTCCAATCCTGAACGCATTGCCGGGCCGTCATCGGGACCGTCATCATCAGGGTGTCGATAATCCCCTTACTGTTTTCGAGGCACTGATACATTCCGATCCCGTAGTCGCGGAAGTTTAGTCCCGTCTTAACCGTCCAATCGGAATAATGACAAGCCGTCCCGAACATCAACCACATCAGCAACGTCATATCGACCTGGGCCACGAAATTACTGTTGGCAAGTTGTTCATGCAACACTTCCGTTCCTTGCGAGAACTGTCTGCGAATCATCTGTGATTGACGTAAACGTTTGTCCGCGGGATGAATAGAGAAGAACTGCTGGCCTGCAGGCATGAGATTGTTCGATAGCCCGGACGCCATATTCTCCGACTCCTCCATCATCGTCACGTCGTAGATGTGGGTCATCAATTCCTGCCCGGGCGCGTAAGTGTCCGTGATGGGGTGTATGAAGGGACATCCTATATCGGATATTTCCTGCCAGAGCGACCGGAAGTTGGCCTGCTTCGCCTTCTCTCGGTTCCTCAAATCGACTATCTCTTTTGCTTTTTGGTTAGCCATTACCCACCCAATAGAGTTCTCTGTCCAACATCGGGCGGAACCAAGTCGCCCGTCAATATCGTTTGAGACCTTCCTTTTCGCTTTCGCATTGTCTGTGCGACCGCCTCATCCTCGATCTCTGGAATAGGAACGGGGTCCGGCACGGGCGGCGGGTCAGGGACGCTTGGCTTGCTGAACATCGAACCCATATCTACAACTCCGTAATGTAAGATGTCTCAAATAACTGCATGTGCAACCGTTCGTAGAGATCGCATAGATGCTTGTGCATATCCGACGCCATTGCCGACGCGCTGAGTATCAGGTGCGAAGCGCCTTTTGCCTTCGCCCATCGTTTCGCTTCGTTCATCATAAGTATCGCCCCGATTCGGAACTCAGGTATTACATACCAGTATTTTTCAAAGGCGATGGGACGCAGGCCCAGGAACTTCGGCACACAGAACAGACTCATAAAGCCCACATACCCTTCCTTTTCATCGACCAGGCCGATAACGCACCCTGCTTCCGTTGCCAACCATTCCTTCGCGTCGGCGATAATGCTCTCGGCGGTGACGTCGAAGCCGAACTCCTTGCCCCGGTGCTCGGCCATCCAGTGCATCCCGACTTCGTATAGAACATCAATGTCTTCAACGTATTCGACTCTCATTGGTGCCCGAAAATCCTAACGTAGTTCTCATCGAACTTCTTCTTGTCGATATGTCGGAACCGGTCGCCCTTGCCGGCGACTCCTCGTTTCGCTCTCGGTAGTGTCACGCCGTCCCGGTCGCAGACGCCCCGCTCGCGGGCCTCGACGATCTTCGCCTTGATAATTTCCTCGTTCTTGAATGTTCTTTCAGCAACGTACATAGTCATTCTTCGCGTGGCTTGACCGCGGCCGAGTCCACTCCCGCGCCATCGGCGCCGTTATTCTCGATGCCGCCAATAAAAAAAAGTTGATTGCATTACGGTAATGGTCATTCGTGCCCCGATAGCGCCGAATCAGTCCCCCTTGTCTCTTGTCTCGCTCTTCAATACACACGGGGTCAGTCACCTGTCTTACGAATTCGGAAATCTCCGGCGATTTTCTCGGTATTAGGATACGATTCTCAGAGAAGAGTTTCCCGCTCGCATCGAAAATCTCCGTCCGGTTCACTTTAACCAAACCCGTTTTATCATTGAACATCACGCCCACGGGACTCGATTCGCTATATTCGAGTAGATGAATCTTGTACTTCTCGTCTCTCTGAAAATCCCTGGCGGCATCCGCGTTGGGGCGCAAATCCACCACGGCCAACTTCACATTAAACCGTCTGGCCAGGTCGTGAATCTCTTCCCACTTTGAGACATGCGCCACCCTAAGAATCTTGAATGTTTCCTCTTTTCCTTCACGACCTCCCTTACGCCCCGTCTTAATGCCGATGACAAGGTGTTTTATGTCCCCCTGGTCAACACCCATAATGCACGGGCCCTCGCTGGAATCCTCCTGGTTGTAGTCCCCACAGCAAGACAAAACCTGCATGTGAGTCAACTGGTCTTCTGAGGAAATATACGGCATACCCAAATTGATTCGGCACACATCGCCTATATTATCCTGGGGGGGATAACGATACTTCTGAAGAATCTTTGCTGGATCGCTGTATGGAATAATCAACTGTGACCATCGCCAACCGTGCATCGTATTGCTGTTCGCTGGAACATCTGGCTTCCAGGTTCCTGTCTGATTGGTTATTTGGGCCCCGCACCGCCGACAACCTAAATACCCCGTCCCATCCGGTCGAATTCTAATGAACGACGGATTATCAAAGAACTCTTTTTCCGCACAAGTCTCCGTCCCACATTTGACGCATGTCATCCACCAGTGCCTCTGGTCGGATTCCTGGAAAAAAGCGTCTATGCCTTTGCGGGGAACCCCTGGATTGCCAATGTATATCTCATCTTTAATCTCCGAAGCATCCATTCGCCCTATCGCCTTTGCAATAGTGTCCGAATCCATCAAATCAACTTCGTCGAAGACGGTTGCATCCACGCTGATAGCCTTCAACTGCGTCGATTCCTGGTATCCAACATCCAACTTCTCGCTCAAGTTGCCGCCGCGAAGGTATAAATTCCCGCCATTCACCTTCTTCAAACCGGCGGTGTTTGTGTCTTCTATGTACCGCCCTATCGCGCTGGGATTATCCTGAATCAAGGGCGAAAATCGACTTTTGGAATACTCCTGAACCGATGCCGTCGTTGGAAATAAATATAACACCCCCTGCGGGTAACGCTTGAAAATCATCCCGTGAAGCATTATCAGCATTACGATTAAACTCGCCCCGCCCTGCGTCCCCTTCATCATACACTTACGCGAAAACCTATCCTGCATCGGTTCGAGTAGGTACTCTCGACCCTTAAACGTGAAGACCCCCTTCTGCAACTTGATCTGGCGAAGGTTCGCCCAGTACGCCGCGTCAACACTCGCTATGTCCTCTACCCCTATTACCATAAGACCCTTAATCCGTTGTCGTGCTTGAACTCGAACTCGTCGAAGATGAAGAACTACTCGTCGAACTACTGCTGCTCGTCGATGAGGTTGATGTACTGGAACTCGTAGAGCTTGATGTGCTCGTGCTGCTGCTCGTCGACGTGCTCGATGAGGTACTTGTAGAACTTGAGGTCGAGGAAGATGTGCTCGAAGAAGAACTCGTGCTGCTGCTTGAGCTTGTCGATGTGCTACTACTCGTCGAACTTGAACTGCTGCTCGTACTGCTCGACGAGGAACTGCTCGATGATGTACTGGACGAAGAACTCGTACTGCTACTCGTACTGCTACTACTCGAACTCGTCGTGCTCGTCCGAATATCCCCACAGTAAACGCAAGCATTCCGAACTATCGGTACGTACTGTATGTACAACGTACCCTTCCCACTCGAAAGATCATCATTGCTGAACGCCACGTCTATCGACCCCTCCGGTACTATGATCCCACGACCCGTCGCCAAACCCCGCCCTACCGCACATACCGGCAACAACGTACCCGTCGCCGCCGCTATTATCGCCGTCCCATCGCACTCCGACCAAAACCAATCCCCTATCGCCGCCGCCTGAATGTTAACACCATCCCCTATCACCGTGTGCAAACCCAACATCGGACTCGCTACAAAAAACATGTTGCACGCACTGTCACTCACCGCCTCCGTTATCTGCATAAACAGACCCGTCACGCATATCGGACCCCCTACCACCTCAAATACGTCACTTACACGACCGTTCTGCAATACTATCCCCGCCCTGTACGTCATGCTCTCCCTAAACTCCGTCCGCAACGCACTCGTTACATGAACCCCTGAATAACTTTCCCGTGACATCTCGTCTATCCCCTTATATCTGGAGTACCTTTGTCCTATTTACCAAAACCTATATTCTAACCGGTGAGAGGAGGGGAACGGTGCGCCGAGCCATCATTGGGGGGTATGCCCTCCCCCGGCGCGCTCGGCGTCGTGCCTGTCTCTGTACTGTTGTCGCTGCTGCTCGTGCTGCTGTCCCCCTCGTTTACAGGCGGATTACAGCCGGGATCATCTATCTCTGGCGCTGTCCGACTCACACTATCATCACCTAATGTCACTATATCAGCCTCTTGTGTAAACTGTGGGTAAACCGCAGGCAAGGCCACGCACAGCCCTGGGGCGGGCAATGCACGCAATCGGAGCTTTGCCAGTAGCATAGCTTCGATGCGCTCTTGCCCGTCGAGTTCGCGTTGACGTGTCACCTCCTCGATTACGCGCTTCTCGGAATACACGCCGAGAATCTTACATTTAATATCGAGACAACGTATCCGATTAGCCGCCGTTGTGCGTTCGTTGTCGATGATTTCATCGAGTTTTCGTTGAATCAATTCTATCTTATCCCCGCTTGTGGCTTCCAATTCCCTTCGTTTGTCGATGAGCCGCTGACAGTAGATGCTGTCTTTTTTGATTTGCTTGGCAAGATTGCATTTTGCGTAGACAGGACTGTAACCGGCGGCTATTCCGGCTTGCATGATAGACCAGCCGTGCTGAGGTAGCAGGTCAAGCAATCTCTCTCGTAATTGGCCATTGCGTAAGTGCCATTTTGTTGTGCTTTTTTTCTTCATTGCTTCTTAAAATTACAGTTCGGTTAGTGAATGTCAAGAACCATCTGTGACGTTTGTAACGAATAGAGGGTTTGTAGTATATATGCTAACTATAACACATATACTATGTATCTATAGGTTAATATATAACCTGCGTGCGCGCGCACGCGAGGGGTGGGGGCTGATAATTATTTTCAACGGGCGTTTATTTTAATCAACGTGGGCGGTTATTGGTGATAAGTGGTGTGTGGTGCGGGTTTTAAGTTCAGGTTGTGCTTATTTGGTGTTGATATTAAGCAACGCGTCGCTACAGATAGACCTTGCTTGATATTGCTATAAGTACAGCGTTTACAAGTGGTTAAGATTATTATTTGGAATGTTGGCACGGGCCTTGCACTATATTAGGCATGATGAACTTGGCAATTCAAGACGAACAAGACACACGGCGGCCCTTGCTTCCGGCTCCATATCCTGCCAAGTTTATCGCCGGGGCCGGGGCCGCAAATTTTAGGAGCTTGAAGATGATCGACTGGCAAGTAAAACCCGAAGTATTAAGCGACAGTTCTATTGCCTACAACGTAGAAGGGCCGCTTGACGTAAACGAATTGGAAGATATTCCGCATAATTTGCGCATCGGTTGTTGTACGAAGCGCGCCGCCGACGCCTTAGCCCGGCAGTTGAATGCCGCCAGTTTTGTTATGCCTTATTGACAGACAGACGGATGGCAGGCCGAGGCCGTGTGCTGTTGAATATCAACGGTTTTTAGGAGTATTGAAGATGATTGCAGAAATGTATGAGTTACGCGACCGCATCCGGCCAGTAATGCGGGCCAAATACCCGCGCGGTTCAAGTGTGCGGAATCGGTTCGCCAATCAAACGGCTTGCCTAAACAATGTAAAGGAGGATGGCTATATCGGCGGCGAAGCGGGTATAACGCCGGAGCACTTAGCGCGTGAATACGCCTGGTTGCAGGCATTGGCCGTCGAATTAGGCGTCTAACAACCAACAGACGGATCGTCAACCGGGCAAGGAGGCCCATTTTAGGAGCGTATTATGAAAAATCCATTAAAGACTTGCCACGTCGAAGAGCCCGAGGGTGAGATCATCGTCAAAGTGGCAACCTATCCTTATCGGACTTACAAGTCGGCGCAGTCGAGAGCAGACCGCTACATAAAGAACCTGTTGGCGCGTTGCCGCAATCCGATAGATTCTTTTGGTTTTTGCGGCGACGAAGACGGGACGGACAACCCAAGAGACCCGATTTACTATTGTTACCGATACAAAATTGTAGCAGTCAAGGATCGCGCCAAACAAACAGGAACGATGACACTTTAGGAGATTATTACAATGGCAACACAACAAGAGCAACTCAAAGAAGCAAAACGAGCCTATATTGTGCCGCTCAATGCGAATTGGACACGATTTCAAGTGTATCTCGACAACGCCAACGGCGCGGCGTTGCAGGTTCTTTGGCCGGGCGATTCTCAGTTAGGCAAGAAAACAAAGGAACTTATTGGCAACCAGCTTTATAGTATCCGCAAAGGATACCCGGCCTTTCACTGGTGGCTAACCGGATGGGGGTATAGCAAGGAATTGAAGGTCGCTATTGCCCTTTGCCACGTAAACCCGAAACTCGAAGTCTATTCCGGCTTCGGCTACGGTGGCCAGCTAAAACCGGAACATTTACAAGGACAGACACTTTAGGCCCGCGAAAGCCGCCCCGCCCGGTATAGCCGTAGCTGCAAAAGCAGGCGGGGCCTTGATATAACCGACTCGGCTTGTCGCTGAGTCTTTTTAGGAGTATGAACTATGAGCAAGTGCAAACACAAACGGTTAGTTTTAGCGACAGCGAATTTAGTTGAGTTTGAGCCGGACCAAGAACCTTTTGTATCCGGCAAGATTGAATGTGCTGGGATAAGTAGAATCACTGTCAGCGGCATAAACATCCATTACTGTCCACTATGTCAGATGGTCCATGATATTGCAGTTGAATCGGCTTATGACGTTGACGAAACTTTTTGCACGAGTGACGACTCTTGCAATGGCCATGATTAACCGCCCGGCCTCTGGTTTAAGAGACGGCGGAGCCGAAGAAAGAGGTGAAAGAATGAATATCGAGGAACGTAAAGGAAAGGCCAAAATCATATCGACCCTGCTCGAAGAAGATATTCTCGCACACGTCGATCATGTTGGGTATCTGCGCATCGTGCGTCAATTCATAGAGAATCAACGCGACAAGACTGGGCATCCGATGTTCCTTATCGCCGCCAACGCGCTATCCCGGCTGATTCTTGAGATTGACCTGCATACGCTTATGGGCGGTTCGATATTTCGCAACATCCCGAACGAAAACGAACAGAACTTACAGGAGAATTGACAATGACTAAGCAAGCGATTCTCTATGCTCGGTTCAGCCCGCGACCTAATGCCCAGGAGTGCGATGGCATCGAGCGCCAATTCGAGCTATGCCGCAAACATTGCGAAATCCACAACCTGACGGTCGCCGGTGCGTACTCGGACGCTGGCATATCAGGCAAGACCATCAAGGATAGGCCGGGACTCCAGGCGGCGATTGAGCACGTCTGCAAAGTCAAGGGTGTGCTCGTCGCCTACAGTCTGAGCCGGATTGCCCGGTCAATTCAGGATGCGATCCGCATATCGCTGGAGCTTCGCAAGCAGAAGGCCGACTTGTGCATCATTCAGGCCAATTTGGACACTTCGACGCCGGGGGGCCGGGTGGTCTATCATATCTTCGCTGCTCTGGCCGAATTTGAGCGGGAAATGATTTCGGAGCGCACGAAAGTGGCGATGTTGGAGTACCAGGCCAACGGCAAGCGGGTGTCTAATTTGCCGCCTTATGGCTGGCAGATAGACCCCCAGGACTCCAAAAGGCTTGTAAAACAACACGATGAGCAACTGATAATCGAATTGATACTTGCATGGCGGTCGGAAGGCTTAGGATACCGCAAAATTGCAAGACGGCTTCAGGATCAAGGCTTGAAGCCGCGAACAGGGGTATCTTGGCATCACGCTCAAATTCGGCGGATTATTGCAAGGGCAAAATGAAAAATTGCATTGGTTTGTTTTGCCACTGCTCTGCGGTGCTATGCGCCGCCCTTGCCGTGCCGGGCGTCGCATCGCCTTTGCCCTGCCTGGCGGCACTTAGCCTTTGCTCCGCAAAGATAGGCTGTGCTATGCCTTTGCCGCGCCTCGCAGCGCCTTTGCCGCGCCATACCATGCAGTGCCAAGTGCCGCAGTGCCGCAGCGCCGAGCAACGCATCGCCTTTGCCGCGCGCTGCCGGGCAGCGCCTTTGCCGTGCCATACCACGCAGCGCCGAGCAACGCGTCGCCATTGCCGCGCCCCGCCATGCCCTGCTATTGCACCTCATAACTGAATCGGCCATAAGAGGCATTTCTCCACTGGCCCAAACCGCGCAAAGCGCCGTAATCCAGCCATTGAACTATTGGCTTTTCAAGCTTCGGGTCGAGGAGAATTATCTCAAACTCGATGTTGCTGCCTGGGGCTATCATTTCGGAACGGGACAAGGCTATTCGCTCGCCCTGGGCCGTCTGTGCCCGTAGTGGCCGCTCAAGAATCTCCATTTTGCCGATGACGAAAATCGGTATTTGGCGCGGCTTAATGAATATCAAGCCGTCCACGACCTTTTTGTATGCCTTCAACTGGGCTGACTTAGGCATAACGCGATTCAGCATAGAGCAGGCGTCCTTGAAAAACCCTTTAATCTGGTAGTCCCAGAGATGCGGCTTGCCGTCTGGAGTTTTGGCAAAAATAGTGCTCTGTTTTTCAAGGGCCTCTTCGTTAGTGGCGAGGGTTGCGTTTTCGTCCTCGGCAATTCCGTCTGGCCGATTCGATAAGACGAACTCGGTCGCAACCTCTTTGTTTCCTGGGCACGTGCCCAACAATGGCTCTGTGAATGTCAATTTTACTTTCATGTGCTACTCTCCTTGTGGTTTGTCGTAATGCTTGTCTAACCGTTCTGTTTTGCCAGAGGAAGTCCCGGGCTGGTGTTGGGTTCGGGTTCGGCCTCTTTCTCGCAAACGGCGACGTTTGGAGGGCCAGCGTGGGCGGCCGCGCTCCTTCTGTACGGTCTCACGGCCCATAATGGGCAAGCTAAATCGGTGCATAATGCAACTTCGTCGCGCTGAGAGGCACAACAATCCAAACATTGCGCATTGATACAGGCGCGTAAACTCTTGCCTTTAATAGCCTTACGATAAATTCCCCGATATAGTGGGCTAAATGCCAACATACGCGCGTCAATTTGTTCTTCTCTGGTCATCGGCAACCTCCAAACACCGGCGGCTGATTCGCCTTGCGGATGATGAATACCAGAGTGCCCCGGTCCGACAGGCTTTCGGTGGGGTCCCCGGGCGCATCGTAAACCTCAATATCAATGTACCAAAGGCCCCGCTCCGCAATCCAGCACAGAGCGGCTTCGTTTGCATCCTGGGTCAGTTGCATCCCGTCCGGCCCCTGCAAGATGCGATAATCCATGAGATTGCCGTCGGGATCGCACGCCGAGAGGGTTACGCAGAGGCTCTGCCCCTCGACCGACCGCTTGACACAGAGCAATTTGAAGTGTACTTGATTTGGTTCAATATCTGTTGGGGTTGGGGAAATATCTGTGGGCGGGCAATCTATTGCAAGGCTGGCCCACGCGAAGAACGCCGCCAATATAAAGAAAAACATCCAGACTTTCATCTTTATTCTCCTTTCAAAAAGGCCCGGCGGGTCGGTCTATTCGGCTTTCGCCGCCGCCGGGTTGATTCAATACGTTAGGAAAAACCAAATCTTTCATAGTTCGTACCACAGACTCAAAATCAGCAATCCTGCTATCGCAAGACCCGCCAGCACAAATACCACCTTCTGCCACAATGGAGTTTTCATCTCAACCACCTTTCCCTTGCAACCTGGATCGGCCAGAGGCAAATTCGGGTGCGCACGCTTATAACCCGGCGGCGGGTAGTGGTAAACCACTTCCCGGTCGAATCTCCGACCACAACTCAAACATTGCCGACGCTCTTTTTTTGATTTTTGCATTTTTTTTGTTTTTTTTCTTCTTTTTCTTCTTTCTCTCTCTAGTACTAGAGAAACCTCTCATTCCCTCCCTTCTTTTGTAATTGAAATTCTAAGCGCAAACCAACCCCATCAGGTTGGTCTGCGCTCAGCGCAATCCATATCGAGCGTTTCACTATTTTTGGCAGTTGTTTTTTAATGTGGACAACCGGTAGCCCCGATCTCCGTCCGAATGTGTTGTGACAACCGCTTTTGGCGGCTTCTTCGGGATGCGCCGGGTTGGGGAGGCGCACCTGTAACCACAAAACTATGCTCTTCTCTTAATCCTCAGAGTTCGGATACGTCGATGCCCTGGCAAAAGCCGGACGGTCGGCGCGCCGCCATAACAAGTTGTATATCTTGCCGAGTTGCCCGAAGGCTTACGGTCTGAGAACAAACTGGAGAGGGTCGTCGCAGAATTAGGGACGACTTGGAGGAGTGTCTGGCTGCGACGACCCTTGCGGATGAAAACTTGCGCGTAAAAGAAGCCGGCCCGCTGTTGATTTCAGCCAACGGCGAGCCGGTCATCTGATAAGCAAATTGTATATTAGCTGAAACCATGTTGAGCAGAATACCAAGTTGCCTCATATCCCTGCAAGCAATTTCTGAAAATTTTTTGCAGATTTGTGAAGATTTCTGTTGACTGTGCGTTTTTCCCCGTGTATATTGGCCTTTTAGTATGAAACACTTACCAGAAAAAATTAGGTCATCGGGTCGATCTCGCCGAGTTTCCCCTTGTTTTTGGCAAACGCCAGTCCGCTTCAATCCTGATGACCCTGGTAAGTTCAATCCGTGCGAAGCTGACTGTGTGGATAGGGGTCCGAGTTCTGATTATTTCGATTCTCCGGCTCGGACCCCGCTTTTTTGAAAGGGTAGTAGGGTTGGGGGCCAACCGTGAACCCTCCGGTACAATTTTAGTTGTTCGCATGGAAAGCCGAACGACGAAGGTAAACCGGCCCCCAACTTTTTAGAATAGTTGACTCTTATCACTGTGTTCGGGGTGGGTGGCGGATATATGGATGTGTGACACCGCCGGCAAGGACGCCTTTAGCCCGCCCCTTTGAATTGAAAGGATGATGAAATGAAAATGATTATTTTGGTTGTCGTATTTTTGTGCCTGTTGGCAGGACTTGGTGGATGTGGCGGACAACTGAGGACGCCGCCCTGGTCTGATGATGAGGTAGAACAAATGGCCTTTGAAAAACAGGCTGGCGTGCCTTTGGCGACGTATAGGTTTTAACAAGTCTGGCGGTTGTGGTGTTGCCGAGCCACAGCAGCAATGGTTCCGGCTGAACCGAGCCGCCGGGCTTTTTGAAGGAGCCTTATGAGCGAAGAACCAAAACCATTTCTGCTCGTCCGGCTTGAGCGGTTGAAAACTCTGGTCGCCGAGCCGACTCGCAAGGGACAACTACCGGAGGCCAGGGTAATCGTCGAGGACTTGATCAAGCGATACACTCTTATTTTCGGCATCCGAAAAGAACTGGCGCTGCTGTACGAAACCCAGCATCCAGGAAAGGAGAATGACAATGAAGTTACAGAACTTCATTGAAGCTAATCGAGGGCAAGACCTTCACAATGGCCATTATCAATATGACCAAGTGATTATCAATACTCGACAACTCTTCGCAACTGAACCGCATATTATCGAAGTCTGTCTGTCTATACCTCAATATGACCAAGTGATTATCAATACTCGACAACTCTTCGCAACTGAACCGCATATTATCGAAGTCTGTCTGTCTATACCTGGTTGGTCTTTTAGACCACGCTTGGATGCTCGCTACTTGGATAATACCGATGGTGAAAACGTCGCCTTCTTTCGTTGGCTTCAGAAGGTCTTTCTACCAGAATTTCAAACAGCATTGCACAAAGGAGGATAACGATGATTCACCTAATACCATGTAGAGACAAAAAGTCGTTACGATATTATTCCCACCTTGAGGACAATGTTGCCATATTCTATGGACTGTTTTATCGTTCGACTCAATTACACAACACATCGCTTGTAAAAGTGCAGATTTACGGATTTTACATACACGATCCGCCCTATTTGGTTGTACATGCGACTTTCACGGACAGTACAGGGAAAGGCAGATATTGGACAATGCCATTTTCCATAAACGCCGTCGCCGATTTTGAAGCGAACGCGAAAATAGCGAATGATAGGCTTATGGAATATCTAAAAATACACCTAAGCCCCAGCGACATGGCCAGTTTAGCAAAGGAGAACAACATTGAAGAAACCGTCTTTAATAAAAAAGAAGGCTAAATTTTTGTGCGGGGATATTATCCAAAGCCGAGAGACATTCGCTTGTTATATGGTAACGAGTGTGCAATATACAGATTATCCGACGGGCGGAGAGCAACTTGATCATAAAGTATGGGACTATGAAATACAGTTGATTGGCGGGGGGGACGGCACGCCCTTATACTTTGATTCTGAGTGTAAAAAAGAGGATTATAGGCGGCATGACGACGCATTGACCGAAGATAATTTGGTTTTAGTTTTACGCACCCGCGTTTCAGAACGAAGGTTAAAGAACGTGACTTTTTAGGAGAAAAGAAAAATGATCAGTGTGATAATTCCTGCATACCATAAAGAAAGGTCATATCTTAATCGGACGATTGAGAATATCTTCGATACCGCGACCGGGGATGTTGAGGTAATCGTGGCCCTGAATGGGTACGATCAAGAGATAGACACGCGAGCGAAAGTTGTTCAGTTTGCCGAGAACATGGGAGAACGATTTGCAATGAACGCGGCGGCCAAAATGGCAATGGGGGAGTTCCTGTTTCGGATTGACGCCCACTGCGATTTCAGTCCGAAGGGATGGGACATGATGTTGGCGGAAGTCACCGGGCCGAAGACGATTACCGTTGCGATCTTGACGGCGCTGGACAAGAAATGGAATCACATCAAGGGGCACTGGTACGGGATGTGCCGACTTCTGCCGAACATGGAAGCCAAGTGGATCAAGCCGAACCGCGACCACAACGCCTATAAGACCGTCGAGCCGAATATGGCTTTCACCGGATGCGGCTGGCTCATACCGACGGCGTTCTATTGGGAACTTGGCGGTGCGGATGAATCACTGCCGAAGATGGGAGCTATCGGAGAGGAGTTTGCAGTCAAGGCGTGGCTGGCCGGCGGCAACGTGCAGAGCAGGACGGATGTTCTCGTGGGGCATATCTTCGGGACGGGCGGGTACGATACGATGGGCGTCGTCGAGGCCCAGAAGATGCTCGTAGAGAAGTACGGTAGCCGGTATCAGGAGATCAGGGACAAGTTTCCCGATGTCGAGATCATACCCTTGCGGACGGCGGCGCACGTCCAGGAGAAGCGCACCGTGATCGTAAGCCGCGAAGATACTACCGAGACAAAAGACAAAGACGGCAAGGTCATTATGAGGAAGATCGAGCACTTTCGTTTTGTCTGGATCGACGACGACTTAGGACTGACCGAAGACCAGGTTCGGGAAAAGTTCGCCCCGTTTGCACACAAGATAGGTGAGGAAATGTGGTTGGCCGACGATAAGGGAGAGCTCGTGAAAATAGAAGAACCGGAAATCAGATATACAAAGGAGACTCACAATGCCGATCACTGAAAAGCAAAGACAGAAGCGCCCCGCGTACTTAGGTTCGAGCGACCTGCCGGTAATTCTCGGTGTGTCCCCGTTCAAAGTGACGCCGGGTGATATTTATTGGGCCAAGAAGAATCCGATTTTTCTGATAGGGCCCGAAGAACAAACCGACTTTATGACTGTTGGCACTTATCTTGAAGATGCCTTGCTCCAGTATTTTCGTGACGAAACCGGCGACAAAATCATACGAAATCAATTTCGGGTGGCGTTCGCGGGCAGCGGTAAGGGAATCTTTGGTTGTAACTGCGACGCGATAGTCCAGGACAAACCGGAGATCGTGGAGGCCAAGTACGCCAACGCGGAAAATGCCAAAGAATACGGAGAGCAAGGCAGCGACCAAGTGCCCGTCCACGTTGTCGTTCAGGTCCACCATCAGATGTATTGCACCGGGGCGGAGCGGGCCTGGGTAGTGACTGGCCTGGCCGGGTTCGCTTTTACGATGCGGATATACTGCGTGCATCGGTCCGAGAGTTTGATAAAGACGATTGTTGGTAAGGGAATGGACTGGTGGGAAAAGCACGTTGTGGCCGGCGTCCCGCCGGAAGGGGCCGAGACGCCGCCGATAGACTTTCTGTCTCATATCGAGCGCAAACCCGGCTCGGTAATTGACCTGACGGCGGATGTTCAGGTTGTGGCCGAGGAGTTTGAGAAGGCAAAAGACCTTGAAAAAGAGTGGGACAATAAGGCGACTGGTCTGCGGACGAAACTCATACAATCGCTCGGCAAGGCGGAGGTAGGGCGATTCCCCGATGGCCGAACCCTTGAGTTCCAGGCGAGAACGACAAGCCGATTCGATAAGAGAATGTTCACGGCAGATCATCCCGACCTGGCGGCTCAATACACAGAAGAAAGTGGGTATCGAACCCTCATAATCAAAAAAGCAAAAATACAAGGAGTAGCAACCGATGGCAAAGAAACAACCCAAACAACCGGAGCAAACACCGGAGCAACCGCAGCCGCATGAGCAATTGCCCGCTATTGCAGGGCCGAGACTGCCATACCACCCCGCAATCGAGGAAAGATTCGGTATTGACCGTAGCGCCTGGAAGGCGTTGGTCGAGGCGATATTCCCAGTCGCCCAAACTTCCGAGTCCGTGATTCTCGCCCTGAGCTATTGCAAGGCCCGCAAACTCGATCCGTTCAAACGCAACGTGCATATCGTTCCAATTTGGGACAAGGCGAAGGGGCGGTACACCGACACGATTTGGCCGGGGATCGGGGAATTAAGAACAACGGCATTTAGAACCCAAAGTTACGCCGGGCGCGACGCAACGATATTCGGCCTGGACAAAACTATGCAGTGGGGCGGCGTTCAACTGACATTCCCTGAATGGGCCAGAGTAACCGTCTATCGGATTGTGCAATCGGGTCACGCATTGAGAGTAGCCTTCACCGGCCCCCCTGTCTATTGGCTGGAAGCCTTTGCCAGCACGAAAGACGGTTCGCCGAACTCGATGTGGCAGAAAAGGCCGCGCGGGCAGTTAGATAAGTGTGCTGAGGCGGCGGCTTTGCGAGCGGCCTTCCCGGAAGAGCTTGGCGACGACCTGACCAGCGACGAGGGGCCGATGATATATCAACATGGGCAGGAAGGGTTTGGCGGGCCGGGCAATGGCATAAAAAGTGGCGTCGAAAAGGCAAAGGCCCTACTTGCCCCCGAAGAATCCGAAAAAGCCCCTGAAGCCGAAGTGCCGGTGGAACCGGAATCCTCAACCGAAGAAATCGAATCACCACAAGAGGAACCCATAGAAGAACCAACCGAGACCGCCGAAACACAAGAGGCGCGAACGCCTAAATATCATTGCACGCGATGTAAACCCCCAAGAGAGTTCGTGGTGAAACCGGCGAACGGAAGATGTTCGGTCTGCTTGGGGGTTTGCGAGGAAATCTGAGATGAAGAGGGACAAACGATGCCAGTTAAAACAATAGAAGAATTGGAGACCCTATTTCTGGAGTTTGAGACGGCACATCAGATATATCCCGGCGTCAAGCGTGGTGTGGTGACGGAATTCAAGCAACTGCAAAAGAAACATAAAGACTGGGAAGAAATCGTGCCGGTTTTGAAAATGGCGATAGAGCTTCAAGCAATTGCCAGAAAGAAACTCGCCAAGAAAAAGGAATTCGTTCCTGGCGTCAAGCACTTTCAGACATATATCAACAACCGTAGTTGGGAATCGCAAATTGGATAGCAGCGAAACGAAACAGTTCATTCAAGAGGTCGTCAAGGAGCTCTGGCCGAAATGGGCTCCGAGTAATGCCGAGATTCAGATTTGGCAGCAGAGCCTGAATGAGCATTCCTGGGCGGATGCCCAGGCGAAGGTGCAAGCCCACTATCAGGCCGGCGGGTCGAAGCGGACTAAACCTCATCTCTCGGACATTATGTCCAGCGATACGCGCCAGCCTCGAACCCGTTGGGAGATTCAGACCGACGTTTATTGCGAGTGTAGCGAACATCCGGGTAAGCCAAATCTGGTAGGGGTGCGAATTGGGATATTTTGCAGAATTGGGACCGATCCCGAATTCAAGATGCGAGCGGCTGAACGGATGCGCACGGAGTTGGCATCTCGTCGCGGCGGTCGGTGGATTGTAACGCGGGGCCGAAAAGAAGGAATCCCCGACGATGGTTTGAGAGGGCGGACGGCACAAAAAAGAGCCGAGGAAATAATTGAGCAAGATGACGAAGATAGTCCTGGCCAGAGATTTCTTCGACGCGGGCGAAGGAAGCCAACGGATGTATTGGCGGCGCAGGGCGTCTTGAAAACCGTTGACGAGGCCCTGGCGGCCCCGATAAAAGAATGGGAGCCGCCCGATTTCCCGGATGACGATATTCCATTTTGAGGATAAACAATGAGACCAACGACCAAAAGAATGCACATCATAGCCATAGACCCTGGATCGGAAAAGTCGGCGTATGTCCGACTGGTAAATGGCGAATTGACTTCTCATTATATTCTGCCCAACGAGGATGTCTTGAAGGTGCTGGGATGCCCGACGATGGATGCCGATGTTCTGGTAATTGAAATGGTCGCCAACTACGGAATGTCCGTCGGGAAAAGCGTCTTTGAAACCTGCGTGTGGATAGGCCGGTTCATGCAAGTCAGTCGATGCCGAACCGAGCGAATGTATCGTATGGCCGTCAAGATGCACTTGTGCCACGACAGTCGGGCGAAGGATGGCAATATCCGCCAGGCAATAATCGACCGCTACCCGGCGACGGGCGGCGGTGCCATACCTCAGATAGGAACAAAGAAACGACCAGGACCTCTACATGGCGTCTCGAAAGACGTCTGGAGCGCCCTGGCCCTTGCAATCACTTTTCAAGACACTCATAAGGAGACGTAACAATGGCAAAGAAAAGAACCAAGAAGAACAGATATGTTATCGTAAGAACGTATTCTGCTGGCGTGTTTGCTGGCGAGTTGGTCAGTCGTAAAGGCAAAGAAACCGTCTTACACAATGCGAGGCGAATTTGGTATTGGGATGGAGCAGCAACGCTTTCCCAACTCGCTATGGAGGGAACCCAGTCGCCGGACACTTGCAAATTCCCTTGTGCGGTGGATTATGTAACTCTGCTCGAAACGATTGAGGTTCTCAATACTACCCCAAAGGCTCGAATCTCGATTGAAGGAGTCCCTGTATGGAAAAAATAACTGATGGCTATGGCGATGGCTCTGGCTATGGCTCTGGCTATGGCCATGGCTCTGGCTATGGCGATGGCTCTGGCCATGGCGATGGCTATGGCCATGGCTCTGGCTCTGGCTATGGCTATGGCGATGGCGATGGCGACGGCTCTGGCTCTGGCGATGCCTATGCCGATGGCGATGGCTCTGGCTCTGGCTCTGGCTATGGCTATGGCGATGGCGATGGCTCTGGCTCTTAATGAAACCCAAACAAATCATAAGGAGACGTAACAATGGCAAAGAAGAAAACCAAACCCGCCGAACAAATGGACCTGATTGATGTTCAGCCGCAGAACGTCAAAGCGATTGTAGCAGCAGCACGGCTCTACAAGAAATTCCAAGTGGCTCGAATAGCGGCTTTGGAAAAAGAAATTGCTCAGAAGCAGGAAATTCTCGCGTTGGTAAAAGAGGCAAAACTGCAACCGTTGGAAGGGGGCGTGATTAGGTTTGCGTGCGACGGCATGACGATCTCTATCACGCCGCGGGATGAGCTTGTGAAAGTTAAAGAGGAATCCTCAGAAGAATAATAACCTGAGTTTTTGATTGAAAGGATGCAAAATGGTAAGGACAAGAATGTGTTTGATTGTGTTGATGCTCCCCGTGTTGTTCGCCGGTTGCGACAGCACGAGCAGGGAACGGCTGGACTTGCTTGAGGGCGTTGTGGCGAAGGCCAGCGAAACCTCGACCGCGATGACGGTGGAATTGACGACGTTGCGGCAAGGGATGGTCGAAATGCAAGCGGTATTGGCCGATCCGAATCTTGCCGTGCCTGAACGCGAGAAGATTCAAGCCCTGCTCAGCGCTGCGATAGCTCAGGTTACGGTTGTGGCCGAGAAGAAGGCACAGATCGATGCAATGGTGGCTATATGGCAGGCCAAGCTCATTGAACTCAAAGGCAAGGACGTAACCTACGCCGACGAATTGATCCTGTATGGCGAGGCGGCTTCCCAGCTTGGGCCCTTGATACCGGCCCCCGTCGGCCCCATTTTGACACTGGCCGGCATCCTTGCTGGGACGATAGGGACCGTCTTAGCCAAGAAACAGAAGAAAATATCGACCGGGGTAGTGCGGTCGGTCAATACGCTGCTTACCAGTGCTCTTGTAACCGATGCGGCGGCGGCTAAGGTGATCCTCCAGGATTCCCAAGAGAAGTCCGGCATCAGGGAAGGTGTACGCAGCATCTTGAAGGCGTAGGTTGTGGCTTGCACTCAGGGGCGGATCAGTTACAAGAAGCAGGCGGCGGCGAGACCGGAAAATCGCCGATGGATTGCAGACCTGCCAATGAAGCATCAAAACGGTCGAATCCTACCCGCCGGGCCTTTTTGAAAGGAGAATAAAATGGTCTTTAACATACGCCGCAAAGTATTTGTGTGGATTAGGTGGAAGTGGCGATGGGGCTGTTTCAGGTGTCAGAATAGTGTTCAAAATAAAACGTGGACGCATAGATGGTTTGGGCCATTTGCAATAGGATATGGACGGAAAAACAAATAACAGCCGGCGGCGGCGTGTCCGTACTTAAAAGGGCGGTGCAAGAAGACGCGAGGCCGTAAGCGGTAATCGGGATAGTGATATCCAGGTATAAGTGGCGAAACATACGCCTGCCCGCCGGGCTGATTTGAAAGGAGAAACCAGATGGCAAAGACGAAAATAGCCTGGGCGACCGAATCCTGGAATCCGGTCAGATACCTTGACGGTTGGATGTGCTCGAAGAGAAGCCCCGGCTGCTTGAACCATTATAATAAATCTTGACAATGACAAATATAGGATTACAATTATGTGCGGATAGGTTCGCAACCGAAAAGTTGGACATCCTGACCAATCTGCCGCACATTTTATTGTCAGGAACTATTACAGGAGATAGTCAAATGAATCGCACGCGAGAATACAATAATAACTGGCGCGGAGGAAGAATACAAACAGCACATGGATACATTCTAATACGAGTAGGACTCGGCCATCCATTAGCGGATTGCAGAGGCTATGCGTATGAGCATCGCCTTGTTGTCTCGCAAATACTTGGTAGGTGGATAAAACCAAACGAGAAAGTTCATCATAAGGATACAAATAGACTTAATAACATAGCCGAAAATCTGCTTATAGTATCAAGCAATGCTGAGCATTATTACTATCATCGCAAAAATCAAAATCGTCGCAAACCCGGCGAAATGAATGTGGCGGTATTATGTAGATGTAATTGCGGTGGAACATTATCGACATACGATAAATGGGGCAGGCCTCGCAAATATATTTCCGGTCATAACCCGAAAAACAAGAAAGGATGTTACGTCAATGTCAAATAATACAAAAATTGCGTGGTGTGATGTAAGTTGGAATCCCTTGCGAGTGGGAAATGGTTGGCATTGCACGAAAGTATCAAGTGGTTGTGAACGATGTTATGCAGAAGCATTTAATAAGCGTTTTGGCAATGGACAGCCTTATGATAATAGTAGTGTTGCGTTTCGCCTTGACGAGAAGGTTCTGAATCTACCTTTCCACTGGCGCAAGCCCCGCCGGGTCTTCGTGCAATCGATGGGGGACTTGTTCCACGAGCAGATTTCAATAGCTTTTTTAACACATATTTTCGATACGATAGAAGAATGTCCCCAACACACTTTCCTAATATTGACAAAACGTCCCGAAAACATAAAGCGACTTTGGACGAATCAAAGCGATGATCCGGCCTGTTCTTGGCGCTATATGAGAGAAGGAACCATATTACCAAACGTCTGGCTCGGCGTCACCGTCGAATCGGAAAAGTATCTGCACCGCGTAAACGCCCTGAATGAAATCGCCGCCGCCGTGAAGTTCGTCAGTCTTGAGCCGCTTCTCGAAGAAATTCATATCGAGAGCTATCTGAAGTATCTCAATCAAGTTATCGTCGGGCCCGAAACTGGCCCGCACCGCCGCCCCTGCAAGCCGGAATGGATAGAGAACATTATCGAGCAGTGCGACGCGGCGAAAGTACCGGTCTTCGTCAAGGCATTTCCGTTTGGTAATCGAATATCGCACGACCCCGCCGAGTGGCCGGAGTGGGCGAGAAGAAGGGAGTATCCGAAATGAAAACTCATACCTGGATTGTCGAACATCCTGGCCGTTGTCCTTTTTTTGACGAAGGCACTTGTGTCGTTGGCTGGGTGGATGAGAATGGATGCCGGACGATTTGCAACCAGCCAATAGACGAGCAAAACTTGGCGATTGCTGCCTTGCCCAAAACATGTCCTTTACGCGAAAATCAAGTAGTAGTGAGGTCGAAATGACCATCGGCGGTAAAATTAAATGGGCGAGGGAGAAAAGGGACTGGACGGTAGAGCAGTTGACAACTGAGACGAATTTACCCAAACACAGAATATGGGATATAGAGAACGGTCTAAACATTCTGCCCTGGGATTACGAATTAGCCCGCATTGCAAAGGCACTCTATCGCGATGTTGGCTGGTTTCTGGACGGCAAAGAGCCGGACGATCCGGTATGTCTGCACTGCAAATTAAACGAAAATTCGGACATGTCTGAATGACCCCAAACGAAATCACCCCCGGCGACGCGATAACGGATACTTGGCAAGGATGCTACGATTTAAGTTATCGCGGAATCATAGTCGATGAGGCATTTTGCCACCCTGCAAAAATGTCCAGGGGCCTGCTTACGCGCATCCTGCGCCACGCCAAAGAGGAAGAATGGCTGTGGCCGGGGGCGGTTATTGTTGACCCGTTCGGCGGGATTTTCACCACCGGCCTGCTCGGCGCATACGAGGGCTACCAGGTAGTCGGCGTCGAGTTGGAGTCTGAGTTTTATCGTCTGGCGAACAGCTACGACTGCCCCGGCCTGACGAAGGCCGAGTGGGTTCGATGGTTCAATAGATACCGGCGGAATCCCGATATTTGCCCGGCCTGCCATAACAAGGCGCAGACCTGGTACGAGAAACACAGTGGCGTTATTCCTTCACAAGAGCCGCATCATTTCGTCGGCAATATCGAGCTTCACGCCAGGAAGCTGGCGGCCCTGGGCTGCCCGCAGCCGGTGATAATACAGGGCGATTCGAGACGGCTCTGCGAGTTACTGCAAGGGGCGGACTTGATTGTGTCGTCGCCGCCATTTTTGGGCGATGGCATCAATAAATCAAATACCTTCAGTGGCAATAAAGTCAATCGCAACCAGCAATGCGTGAGTCGTGGACGACCCAAGCATATTGGCGGCGACCAACAAGCAAAGCAAATCTCTTACGGCACTACCCCCGGTCAGTTAGGAGCTATGAGGCCCGGCGATGTCAATTTGATTTGCTCATCCCCGCCGTATGAAGGAAATCCGCACGCGGGCGAATCAAAGAATGGTTTTGTTTATACGGGAGAACATAACTACACAGGTAGCCGTTGTTCCATTAACCGATATGACACCAATAAATCCCAAGACAATCTCGGCAACTCGCAGGGCGACACCTTCTGGGCTGCAAGTCGCATTATTTTGGAGCAGTCCTACGCCATACTCCGCCCCGGCGGCGTAGCCATCTGGGTCGTCAAAGACTTCGTCCGCAACAAGAAGCGCGTGGACTTTACCGGCGACTGGCGGCGGCTCTGCGAATCCGTAGGCTTCAAGACCCTCCATGAGCACCACGCTATGCTCATTAAAGAGACCGAACATCAGACCTTCTTTGGGCCAGAGACGACAATTAAAGAAAAAAAGTCCTTTTTTAGACGCTTATGTGAATCTAAGGGCAGCCCCAAAATCGACTTTGAAACGATTTACTGTATGTGCAAACCTAAAGGCTGAGGCCAAAGGAGGCTTACTATGACAGAAAAAAGCGCTGAAATAGTACCGTGTCTAAGATGTGGAACCCGATGCAAGGTTGCGGGGCCGGGCCGTGCGGACGCCCAGATGCTAAAACTATCACAAGGCAAGGGTCTGTGTATCAACTGTGCGACCCACGACTGGCTCAGAAATACCTATCCGGTAAACATGATGTTGGCCGAGAAGGGGCCGGGTATGTTAGTACATCCGCACATACGCGACCAGTTTGCTGACATTATGCGTGTAGGCTGTGCCGATGCCCATCCCGACGAAATCAACTGGAACCTTATCAACGAAAATTGGGACTTGCCGTTCCCTACAAAAATCAAACGCAGCGGAACGAACCCTTGTTCTCAGGCTGACCTTAATGAGATAGAGGAGTTTGCAAGGAAGTCTCCGTTATTCCCGGACGATGTCAAGATGAGGATAGTTAAAGGGCCTCTTGTCATAACGCGCTTTGCAGAACTCGACCTGCTCGAACCTGGACTGGGACAGAAAATGAGAGAACTATTGAAATGAAAAAGGCCACAGGATATTCGTCAAGATATTCTCTTCTGGCGACAAGTGTATGAAGGGGGCGGAGTTGATTCGTGTACGAGAAGCAACCGGGCTTACGCAAGAGCAGTTAGCGGCGAAAATGGTCAGATGGGGGAACCGGAACCATAGGAGGCTTGTTATAAATAATGCCCGGCGCAGCCACAAGCCACGCCGAGCATTTGGAGAGTAATAACTGTCATCGGTTACAACTCTTTGTTATCTCAGAAGAATCCCGCGGCCCACACCCAAGTCGCGTGGATCGCCTGCAGTAGAAATGCGCTGGCTATAAAGATAACGGTAGCAACGATTTTCCTGTGTGCGTTCTTGAGCGCCCGCACGTCATCGAGGACGCCCGGGTCGCCGTTCTTGCCCCGGAGAAGGCCGATAGTTTCGTGCTGCAACTCTTCCATCTTATCGAACCTGTCCTTGCAGATCAGTTCGTACATCTTCTCGTCTTCGCTCATC